TTTTCTTGCGAGGCATGGCCCACAGCCGTGTTGTCACTTGAAGTTGTAGCCGAATAAAGCGCACCATACCCAATGGCCGTGTTGTCAGATCCGGTAGTAAGAGTTGTTAAAGAATTGCCTCCGACTGAGGTGTTGTATCCACCCGTAGTGACCGCATCTGCGGCAGATGTTCCAACAGCAACATTGTGAGTCCCTGTGGTATTCGCATTCAATGCAGACATGCCAACCGCAACATTATTGGCTGCTGTGGTGTTAGTTGATAGTGCGCCCTCTCCCACTGCGGTATTGCTTGCGCCTGTTGTGTTTGATCCCAGCGCATCTTCTCCGACAGCAGTTACACCAGAAGCAGTAGTATTGGCCGCTAAAGCCCCTTTTCCAACAGCGGTGTTCTCTGTGCCTGTGGTGTTGGCCCCTAAAGCACTATGTCCAACTGCTGTGTTGTTTGAGGCGGTAGTTTGAGCATCTAATGCTTGATAACCAATCGCGACATTTGACCCTCCGGTAGTAATGTCATTTAATGCATCTCGGCCAACCGCAACATTTTGAGTTCCTGTTGTCGCAGCGTACATCGCGCCACTCCCAACCGCTGTATTGTAATCAGCCGTGGTTGCACTATATAAAGCCGATCTTCCCAATGCTGTGTTGTGACTTCCTGTGGAGTTAGTTAACAGAGAACCTTCTCCCATCGCAGTGTTCTGCGCTCCTGTAGTTGTTGCCCCACCAGCATTGTCGCCAACAAACGTGTTGTCAGACCCAGTGGTCAGGGCATCGCCAGCAGCCTCACCGATAGCCACGTTATCTGTGCCTGTGGTCAGCCCTGTGCCAAACGCACCCGAACCAAGCCCTACGTTGCCTGTGCCGCCCAATACGTCGAGTACATCAGTAACCGCTGCACCCGAACCAGCGCCATCCGCAGCAACCATGCGAATACCACCGTTTGGGATGACCACGTTTGCGCCTGTGCCTTGAGTAAGGGTGACTGTATTACCTGCTGAATTTTGTATCACCCAGACATTGGAAAGAGTATT